AGGGGCCGCCGCAGGGGACGCCGCACGGGACGCCGCACGGGACGCCGCACGGGCCGCCGCATGGGCCGCCGCACGGGACGCCGCATGGGACGCCGCAGGGGACGCCGCATGGGCCGCCGCACTGGACGCCGAGCGCAAACGGCAGGGGCGGCGGCTTCTCGAAATCCTAGGAGAACTGTGATGCTATTGTCATTCGCCGGAAAACTAAATCGGGCCGCAGAGAAAATCAGGGTTGCTTGTGAGGGGAGGCCGTACAAAGTCAGGGGTCTGCGCGATCTGATACACGCACACGCATCGCTAGGGGGGCTGTCAGATCACGAGAAGGCGTCGGGGTGCTTGCTGGCCCTGTCGGACTACGTGGCCCTAATGAGGTCCGACGATGAGACCAGGGAATTTCTCGAAAAGCTGATCGAGGGGGCGAAGTGAGGTACTTCCGCATCCGCAATTGGCGTAAGTTCCAAAGATACTCCGGCAGGACGCCGCCCTGGATCAAGTTGTACACATGGCTTATCCACGGCGAGGACGACAGGAATTGGTTTGATTTGACCGCCGAGCAGCGCGGACAACTAGCGTCGATCTGGCTCTTGGCGTCAGAGCGCGACAACATCATGCCGCTAGAGGGCGAGATTCTTTCAAATGACCTTGAGCTAGACGGGCATATAGACTTCTCTCCGCTCATAAGCGGAAGGTGGATAGAGGTTTACGAATCATTCAAAGATTGCAGGGCCGCCAGCAAATCAGCTGATGCACAAAACCGCGCACAAATTCATGCACAAAAAACTGCACCACTAGAGAGAGAGGGAGAGAGAGAGGAAGATAAGACCAGAGAAAGAGAAAGAAAAAGAGGGAAGAGGGGAGATCTTTCCCCGTCCAAATCTGCTTCGCAAAAGCAAGTCGGAATGCTTGAGGATATCGCCGCCGAGAGGGGGGCGAATCTGCGGAAGGAATGCGGGAGGCTCAACAGGTGGCCCGTCACGGCACGCGACGTATCCCCCATAAAGGAACACCTACTCAAGTACGAACGTCCAGCACGGCCCGATCTGGAGCCTCTGACGAACGATGAGAGTGAGAGGCTGGCTAGGGAAGCGATAGACCAAGACCTGGAGGGGGCGAAATACTGGACAGGCAGAAAGTAGAGATTAGGCAGAGGTGGCGCGATATTGGCGGAGACCTGTACGAGGTTGTGGAGATTTGGCGCGAGGACACGGCGATCATAATGCCCCTTACACCGTCGCCGCTCATGGTGGGCGTCCGGCGGCTCGCGATTGACTATGAGCTTGAGGACGAAAATGGTGGTGTGGAATGAGCATCCTGTGTATAGATCCTGGCCCAGAGGCCAGTGGCGTAGTGGTCCTACGTGAAGACGGGGTGGTGATAGATGCGGTGCCGGAGTGGGGCAACCATAGCTTGGTGACAACGACTGACGACTTTGGCACAAATAAAATGGTCATTGAAATGATCGCCAGTTACGGGATGCCGGTCGGCGCAGATGTATTTGATACGTGCGTGTGGATTGGGCGATTCATTGAGCGATTCGGCGCACTGACATCATACAGCATCTACCGCAAGGACGTTAAACTGCACTTGTGCGGGAACCTCAGAGCCAAGGATGCCAACATTCGCAGGGCTATCCTCGACATGTATCCAAAGACCGGCGGCGGCAAGACCCCGCAGATCGGGACCAAAAAACAACCCGGCCCCCTGTACGGCGTCACGTCACACGCAATGTCCGCCCTCGCAGTAGGCTTAACTCACCTTGGGATGACAGAGGTTAAAGTATGAATGATATCATCTCAAGGTTTCTAAGCACATGCAGCAAGATCAAGTTGCTGTCACACGATGAGACGGTAGCCCTTGCCAAGCTCAGGGATGCGGGCGACCCCGACGCCAGGAATAAAATAGTTGTTGGACATATGAGGCTGGTTTGGTTTGAGATGAAAAAGCGCGGCTTTTCCAATTACACAGATCGACGCATACAGGAAGATCTGATCTCGTGGGGGCTTGAGGGCTTGATAGAAACCGCCGACCGCTGGGAGTGGCAAAGAGGATTCACATTCAGCACCTACGCAAGGCACTGGATATTCCAAAAAATGAATACAGGGCTGAATACAGGACGGACTGAAATGTCGATGCCGTGGACGGCTCACGAGGCGACCAGCGATAGCAGCAAGTCGCACAGGTTGAAAAAGCCTGAGTATGTGGAGGCCGCGAAGAGGGCCAGGGACAACAGGAATTTTGTGAGTCTAAACAAGGAGTTCGGGAACGCCAGCGGGAAGATGAACAAGACAATAGGCGAGCTAATCCCAGACCCAGATGGCGCCGCGTTGTTTGATGCAGCAGACAATGAGAATGAGGCCGCGTGGCTGTGGGGGCTGGTGGATAAGGTCTGCACAAGCCGTGAGCGCACCGTAATCAGGATGCGGTATATTGACGGCGCGACCCTAGGGACCTGCGCTAACGCTATCGGCCGCACCAGGGAGAGGGCGAGGCAGATAATTGCAGCCGGTGTTGATCGGCTGCGGAGTGAGATATCGCGGGACTTGCCCAAAGGCCCATTCAACTGGTCAAAGATCGGCGGCAAGGTTGTCGATAGCGGTGTTAAAATAGGCGATATCGTTGTACGGCGATACCCTAGACTGCCCGCAGATATCGGTGAGGTGGTAGATTGGTCTAGGTTCTCAGCGAGGCCAAAGGCTATTGTAAGGCTGGGTGACGGATCAACACGCAGCTTTGAGCCTCACTTGCTGGAGGTGCTAGATGCGAAAATATCTTGAGTGGGTGTCCTGGCGATGCTGTGTTAGGTGCGGCGCGGACAACGATACGGTCGTCGCGCATCACCTCAAGGGCATCGGCCATATGTCTGGTGTCGGCATGAAGGCTCCCGACTGGTGTGCCATGCCGCTATGCCATGGCTGCCATGCTACAGTGCATAGAGAGCCGCCGGACGCCGATCAGCTGCTATGGGTGATCAAAACTTTGAAACAAGCTTTCGACGAAAAGGTGTTGACATGCACATTAGATGTGTGATAGAATGCGCGAGAGGTGATTTATGCGAAAGCTATTAGGCGGTATCATCGGCACGGCAACGGTAGCGGCTCTATTGATCTTTGGTGCAGGGCGAACCACTGAGCCGCCTCCGCTGTCGGGCGGGATACACCTGGGCTCACACTTCGTGGTGGACGCTGGCGAATGGGCCAAGCATGACATCGGCATTGTGAGTGCTACGTATTCGCTACACGATCCTGGCAGGTCCGTGGTGCTTGACATCCTGGATATCAACAAGGATTGGCGCGGGATCATGTGGCACCCAATGCGGGCTATACATGGGTACTGCGAGGACCGCAGTGAAGGCTGGATGGCCGACTACTGGCAGATGATGTGTGTGAGCAACGACTACCGGATGCGCATGACAGACGGACAGGTGTTCTACGGCTGGCCGGGGAGTCCAGACATCAACCTGACGATACCGGGTGCGATTGAGGCGACGGTTGACCATCTAAAAAAAGGGTACACAGGAACGGACTACGAGAAGTCAGGTCGCATGGGTATTCTTTGGGATTTCGTAGATACCAAGCTGCACAACTGGGGCAGCGATGGCGGCGTGGAGTCTGACAACGAGGCCGAACGCCTTGGCTGGACATGGGATGCCGACAGCCGCGCCAGTGACGCCGCCCTATCCGCGTACACCGACAAGAGGGGGAAGCATGAGTGAGCGCGAACTAAAAGCCGAGATCAGCCAGCAAGCCAAGATCATCGGTGAGAGCATCGACGCACACGACAAGCTGGTCATGGAAAAGCGGGGGTTGGAGGTTGAGAACACGCGCCTACAGGGGGAGGTGGAGGGGCTAGATGGTAAACTGGATTTCCGCATGGATGAGAACGCACAGATCGCATCGCACGCGCGTTGCCTGAGTGACGAGGTCGCCAAGCTTCGCTCCCGCATCGCCGCCACTATTCTCGAAATTGAGGGAGCCGCTCTTTTGGGTGATGGCGAGTTGGCACGATCGGCCTCACTAAAGAACACAGCAAAGGGAATTCGCTCCGCCCTGGGCGACGATGAGCCGATTGCGGTTGTGGATGGGTGGACGTACGGCGACATGGACAACGATGGCCGCGCCTTGGCTTTTACGAGATATGTTCCATATGACGACAGTCATCCCATAATCCCCGTCACCTGCATCATCATCCCCCGTTCAACCGCCGACGACGCTGAAAAAGGAGAAGGCAATGAAGCTGAATAGGCATACGGTAACGATCACGATAGAAGTATTGTCTTTGCAGTCTGTCGGGTATTTGATTGACCAAGCTCGCGATAAGATACGCGACCCGCATCCAGACCCTAGAGTCCGCCCAAATAGCAGCGGCTGGACATGGGCGAGGTATCGATGATGTCCACCATCGACGCCCAGATCAGCGGCGGTACTCCGTCCGCTGAATCTGATTGTTGTGCAATCCATAGCACGGAGAAGGAGGCATGAATGAGCTGGCACTATTTGCAGGGGCAGGAGGCGGCATCCTGGGAGGGAAGCTCCTTGGATGGCGCACCGTCTGCGCTGTTGAGTTTGATCCACGCGCAAGGGCTGTCCTGCTCGCCAGACAAGCAGACGGATGCCTTGAACGATTCCCGATCTGGGACGACGTGCGAACATTCGAAGGCAAGCAGTGGGCCGGCAAGGTGGATGTTGTGTCCGGCGGGTTCCCCTGCCAAGACATCAGCAGCGCCAGCAGCACAGGGGCAGGAATCGACGGGGAACGCTCTGGACTCTGGAGTGAAATGGCAAGGATCATTTGCGAGGTGGGACCGCGATTCGTGTTCGTGGAAAACTCGCCAATGCTCACTGTTCGGGGGCTTGGCCGAGTTCTCGGAGACTTGGCCGAGATGGGGTTTGATGCACGATGGGGAGTGTTGGGTGCTAACAGCACCGGCCTCCCTCACAACAGGCAGCGAATATGGATTGTTGCCCACGATCATGAGCAACGAGGGGGAAGCCTTTCTTGGAGGCCCGCTGCGGTCAGCAGAAACATGGGCAGACACAGCACGATTGAGCCACAGATTAATCGGGTTTTGGAAATGCTGGAGAGCGAGGGAGAACAATGCAAGGACGCGTCTGAAGATTGCCTGCCATCCTACCTTTGCAGAATGGATGATGGGATGGCCGATGGGGTGGACAGACTGCGAGCGTGCGGCAACGGTCAGGTACCGGGAGTGGCGGCGCTCGCATGGGAGATGCTGATGGGTTCGAGTATGCACAACTCTTGACTAGATCATCAACGTGAGGTAGATGATGAGACTCAAAGCACTGTTTGCAATCATCCTGCTCGTAGCCATGTCGGTGTCATACCCGGCGGCGGCTGAGACAATCACTTACACGTGGACGCCCTGTGATGGCGGCTCCCCGGCTGTAGATTACCGCATGGAGGTGGAGATAGACGGCGAGGCTGTAGACTCTTTCCGAATTGGCAACAGTTCGGCCGAGCATACGATAGAAGTCCAAAGCGCGAAGGTCGTTGCCGTTAGGGTGGCTGGCGTCGATTCGCAAGACCGGCAGGGGCCGTGGTCTGAATGGTCAGAAGACTACACAGCCGATGACGGCCCGCCTACCTGGACAACTCAGTGCATCCCGGTGAGGCAATAGCGTGAGAGAAATAGTTGGTGGCATTGTGTCTGTGTTTTGTGCGTGCGCGTTGGCTTGTATCGCATGGCTTGTGTGGGACATGGCAATCAATATATGGGGTCAAGCGCATAGATTCCCGGTCCCGCTGCGCGTGCTGTGGCTGATGTTTGCCTCTGTTGTGACGATCTTCGCCGTGGGTGCGCTGGGCGCTGTTGTTGTCAAGGTCAATGATTGGAGGTTGAAATGACACCCGACATTTGCATGTGCAGGGACGACACCTGCCCCAAGCGCGGCGGCTGCTACAGGTACAGGGCCGAGCCGTACAAGCACTGGCAGTCCTACTTTGTAAGCTCGCCCCGCGACGGGGACGACTGCAAGCGATACTGGAGGATGGACAATGGATATCCTACTGACAGCGACACACGTAAGTCCGACGCCACTTGAGCGGCACACTGGGTCATCGGGCCCGAGCCGGGCAAGCATTACAGTCCCGTGCGATGCTGCGGATGAAGTCGCCGAGGCTCTAGTCAACCTAATGGTCTGCATGGGTTGGAGCAGGGACACCATATTGGATCAAATGGCAGAGATGCTCGCGGAGCGGGATGGATAGAATAGTAACCAATAGGCGGGCTAATGGGTACTTTAGTATCCAAGGGGAGGCACAGTGAGCGATATAAATAACCTAGTCGTCGTTTCCGATCTTCATTGTGGATGTAGGGTCGGACTCTGCCCGCCATCTATCCGGCTGGACGAAGGCGGTACATACTCGTTCGGCGCTGTCCAAAAACACCTGTGGAAATGGTGGGGCGAGTTCTGGGACGACTGGGTGCCGAAGGTCACAAGGGGCGAGCCGTATGCGGTCCTGGTAAACGGTGACACCACAGACGGCGCACACCATAGGTCAAAGACGCAAATCAGCCAGAACTTTGCAGACCAGGAAAACATAGCAGCTGAAGTCCTGGCCCCGATTGTGGAAAAGTGCCAAGGCCGATTCTACATGGTCCGGGGTACAGAGGCACATGTCGGGGCGTCAGCAGAGAACGAGGAAAGACTAGGCCGCAGGATTGGCGCACACGAATCTAATAACCAGTTCACGCAATACGAATACTGGTTCCGCGTTGGGGAGGGGCTTATCCACGCCGCCCATCACATCGGGACTACAGGCCGGGCTGCATATGAGACTTCCGCGCTCATGGCCGAGCTGATGGAAATGTTCGTCGAGGCGTCGAAGTGGAGGGAGGAGCCGCCCGACGTTGTGATCAGGTGTCTATCGGAAGACACGGAGATCCTTACAAAATATGGGTGGCGGGGAATCGAACACGCAGGCGACATGGGGGAGGTGTTGACGTTCAACGCGTTCACAGAGGAAATGCAATGGCAAACGCCGCTAGATTACGTTGTAAATGATGTGGAGCCAGAGATGGTTCATATGACGGGCAAGGGCATGGACATTATGGTTACTCCGGATCATACGATGGTCGTGGGGTCTAAGTCCTCTCGGTGGGGCTGGGGCGGCTGGCGGCCTGCGCCAATGTCCGATTTAGTCGATTGGGCAGAAAACAAACCGCACAATGGCTCGCGGGCGTTTGTCCCTGTTTCCGGGAAATACAAAGGACACCGGGTCAATCTCACCGATGATGAATTGTGGCTTGTGGGTCTAATCATGGCCGACGGATCTTTTGTGCGGGGCGGGGGCGGGCGAAGATACGCAATAAGGATAGCCCAAGCCGACGAGAGGGGTGAGGATATTGAGGCCGCGCTGCTGGCTGCCGGAATCGACAACTTCACGAGATCCGATAATGTGCGGGCGGGGGCGGAAAGATATGATCGCAGATCAGGCAAGTATGCTTATACAAGAAAGAGCTGTTCCTCGTGGTATATACCTAAAGAAAAGGCCATGAAGCTGATCGGGTTTCTTGAATACGATAAATCGCTGGCTTGCTGGATGATGGAAATGGAGGGGGACCAGTTTGCTCACTTGCTTGACGGATTCCACTACGGGGACGGGGCGAGAGGCGCGAACAGGCTCCACAATGCCAACAAAAAAATCATTGACCAGTTCCAGGAGCTAATGGTCAAGCATGGGTACAAATCATCCTACAATGACCGGCGTGCCTATACCAATAAAGCCGGGGAAACCGTGCGGGTTTACTGTCTCAATTACGTGCCGGGCATGACAATGGCCAGTGTCGGCCAGAAACACAGGACCAATGGGATTAAGCGCGTAAAATATTCGGGCAGATCGTGGTGCGTGTCTGTGCCTAATGGGACTATTGTGATAAGGCGCAACGGGTGTGTTTCGATTGTCGGCAACAGCCACCGGCACAGGCACATCAAAGTCGAGGTTCCTACGGCCAACACCTACGGGATGGTGTTTACTACCCCCGGATGGCAGGGAAAAACCCCGTTCGTCTACAAGATCCCCGGCGGCAGGGTGACAAGGCCTCAGTTCGGTGGCGGTATAGTCAGACAGGGCGACGAAGAGTTATACACAAGGCACTACACCGTGAGCCTCCCTAGGCCGAGACCGGAGGTTATCTAATGAACCAGATAAATCAATCCTCGACCCGTTCATGGGCAGCGGCACAACCGGCGTCGCAGCCCTTCAGCTCAATCGCAAGTTCACCGGCGTAGAGATAGATGAAAAATACTTCGATATCGCATGTCGCAGGATCGAGGCCGTCGCTAATCAAGGGGTGCTGTTCAAATGAAACCCGACAAGGACATGGATTTAGAAGCCATCCACGCAGAGATAGACGCCCTGCCGGTCACCAACAAGGGCACAGTCCGCACCTTCACCAGAAAACAGGACATGATCCTGCGCTACGCAAAGAATAGGGGGGTGCCGTGGGCAGATCTAGTCCGATGGTGGCAGAACCGCTACGGGTGGGGATGCGCGTCTACCCTACAGCGGCGGTGGAAGCAGATAAATGATGGGGGGCATGAGTGACAAATATGACGTCCGCTGCCTCCGCGACGGAACTATAGAGCATAATCAATACAATTAGTTTACCCGTATAGGCCAACTTCGATAAGTTTAGCCTTTTCCGGCCAACTAAGTTAATCATGCCCAGTCGCCTTTCGCTTGCCAAACGTCACGGTTATCGTTACTTTCGGTGGTCATAACACGCCACGTGCGCCACATTGTAGCCACATTCGCCACATAATAGGTCACGGGCGGCAAGTTATTCCCCTCACTTTCAGCAACTCTACCGCGCATGGTGCTATACCAATCAGTTCACCGCCTCCGCCCCGACCCACACGCCAAGCCCCATGCCGATGGCAAAGCCGTACTTGCCGATGAATCGCTCTAGCCAGTTGGGGCGCAGACTGTTAGCTATTTCGACACGCTCATTAGCCCAGAATAGCTTTATTTCCAATTCGCGAATAGCCAATGAGTCGGCTTCGGACTGGACTACAAGATCCTTGATGATCGCCCCGCAGTCACCGTCTAGGCAGTCGATCAAAAGGTAATCACTTGTTGGCAAGTGCGTGCTATTTTGTCCGGCGCATGGCGTCGCGCAAGCGATCCAGCCAAGGACGATTAGCACGGAGGCTAGAATCAGTCCGCGCTCGCTCCAGGTCGGCGTCTTCACGGGCGTCAGTCACCTCCCCCCGAAGCTCAGTCTCCCGCCTGCTCCGGTCCCGGTAGACGCCTAGCGACACGATGGCCGCGATGATCCACCAGAACTCCCGCAGTAGAGATTTAGCTGTCTCCCACATTGATTTTCACGTTCTTTTCAGCCACGTTCAAAATGTAGAATCCCGGCACCAGTACGACTAAAAGCTGTACGAATTCTGCCCCGGTCATCTTGCCCAGTATCATCCCGACGAATCCCAGAAGGGAGCCGAAGATACAAGATAACCACTTGCGCTGAGTTTGACTAAAGTATTCTCGCATGTCTTACGCTCCTTGCGTTAATCCTTACGCATATGTCCAAAACGCGGGACGGGGAAATCCGTCCCACACCCGCATGTTGTCGAGGTGGATCATCTGCATGCCTGCCCGCCCGTGCAATCTCACGCCGACACCGCCGAACCCAAGATCCGTAGCCTTGGCCACAATCTCATGTTTCTCGGCGGCCGCCATCCCCGCCGCCGAGATGTCTACGGCACGCCCAAAAGTATGCGCGCCCTCACCAGCCCTTACGGCCGTCGAGACGCGACGATCATGGGCCGCGCATCTGATAGCACTCGTGACGGGAAACGGTATCCCTACGTCCATCCTGAGCCGTACTAGCAGGGCCATAAAGCCGGGGTCCATCTCGGTCAGCCCGCATCCGCACCGGCAGCGCAACTCATCCTCGGTGAAGAACGTCACAGCCGCGACATGGCGATGATAGCCAGTAGGGACGCCCCGATTATCTTTGCAATCGCGTGCCGGTGGATAAAGTCCAGTAGACCGCTCATCGTTTGACCTCGTTGAGTATGTTGTTACACTTGCCATCTATCGAGTTGAGTTTTCCATCCTGCCCGGCGTGCTGGGATGTGATGAATTGCCGCGGGAAATGGGACAGGTAGAACTCGCCTTCCTTCTGGCCGACGACCTCCCATATCCGCTCAAGCCGGTTCATGAGCGAAAGCATTTCCTCCCGCGTGATGGGGCAATGATGCTCTGGCTTCGCTCGGTGCCTGCGATCCGCGATCCCCTGCATGGCGATCAAGAACGCCGCTATACCTGCGCCTACTCCAGCCCAATCCATATTATCTTCCCCCGCGCTGTCTTCGGCCACGGCTTGATCCGCGCGTCACCGGCGCTGGCTTTTTCTTGCCGTTTAGTTTCTCGATATATTCGCGGCCGCCCTCTGTTCCGTAGGGGCCAAAGAACATTGCCCTGAACGCCTCGTCCTCTTTAACGTCGAACTTCTTGCGGCCCCTGACATCGAACTCGCCGCCCGCCGCAACAGCCTCAGCCCCAGTCAGCATCCGGTTCATCTGGACGCCGCCAGCCACAAAATAACGCATCATGAACTTGCGAAGCGGCTTGAAGTCGCCGTATTCGATTACCTTGCCGACGGCACTTGTGAACTCTGACACAACCTGCTTGGGGAGTACATGCCCGCCCCGCCCGAAGTCCATTAGGAACGAGTAAAACGGTATGCCCGTGCCGGGGTTTGTTATGTCCTTGTTGACGCCCATTGCGTCGAGATATGCCTGTTGAGCCACTACAGCGGCCGTCCACCTTGCTATGCGCTTAAAGCGGCTATCAATAATCGCTTGGCCCTCCGGAGATCCCGCACGCACCCTCTCGTAATGCCCGGTTCTGCCGGTAACTTTACGGAGAACCGGAATGTTCATCTCGCGCACTTGGTTCATTAACTCAAACGCATAGGTACTAAATGGCAAGATCGTAGATGTCAGATCGCGCTCCTGTAGCAAGCCGGGCATATCCGCGAAATTGTACATAGACTGCGTTTTAGCTACACCATCAGATACGAATTCAATTAACTCTCTCCCGCGCAATCCCCGCGACTTGCCGAGATGCCAATGTGACGCCGCCGCGTGCATGGAAAGATCGCGCTCTATGGCCACTGTCATATACTCTGCAGCATTAGCAGCCTTTGCCCCGATCTTTGTCCGCGACATCAAGTCTGTGGACAGCGTGGCGTCAGCATCGCCGGTTTCCTGCCGCCGGACTGAGCCGTACTTGCGCCCCTTCATCCTGATTGAATATATATGTTGGTCGGCCCAGGCCCTGAAGTTCGGATCGAGGGCCAGTTTGCGCCCTTTGGCATAATTTACCTCTCCGGTTCTCATATATGTCAAGGCTGTCGAAAGCGGCTGCACAAACGCAGACCATACTGGGTTCATGGTAAACACAGCCTTATTGAGACGGGCCTTCACGCCGTGTACGCCCTTGCGCACGGCACCCAGCCCAGGGACCCTATGAGCAAAGGCATTCCCGACACCGGCGATAGACGGGGGGCGGCCGGAATACAGAACATCTGTCATCTTCTCGACCCCAGCGGCGGCCCCGGACAGCCCCTCTTTGCGCATCACCCGCGAGTGATTTCTTAGATGCGTGATGGCCGCGCTGTTAAATATATCTCTAGTAGATACGTTTATGTAGTTATCTAGCAGTTTGACTATATCCCTCTCGGGGTTCTTTGTGCGCCCATATCTCTGTAGCGCACGCGGATTAGAGGCGCTTGGGTTCCTAATGAAGTCAGGAGTCTCGCCATGCTGTGCGGCCCCATCCTTAAACATCTCAGCCAGGCGGTTCACATGCTCGATATGGGGGATATAGTCTTCACGGTATTTGATCGGCTTCTTCCCCATAGCCACGCGGACCGTGTTGACCTCTTTCCGCATATTATCAAAGATTTCACGAAGCTCAACCACAACAGGCTCCCCGCGCATCGCCGGATCTTCCATCATGTCTGAAATTTCTTTTGCTCTCTTGCGCCCGCGCCTCACGCCGTGCTTATCCATCCAGTCTGAGATTTTAGCCTTTTGCTGATGTGACCAGACAATTCGCGCATCGTCTAATGCCCTAAGCGGCCAAAGTATATGCTTCTCTGTAGAGCCGCCGAGCCTGCCGCCACTGGCCTTTTGCAACAGCCCCGTCCGCCCTGACGCCAAATACTCGCCCTTGCCGGAGAAGTCCGTTATGTCTTTGAGGCCCTCAGTAAAATCTGCTGTAACGGGCATCCCCCGCTTGATAGCTTCTGCGAAATCAGCGATATTTGTAGACCTCGAATATCGCACCGACCCAAGATCCAGTGCATTACCTGTAGCTGCCCTCTTGGGGGCGAATTGCAGATCCCCGCCAGTGGCCTTAAGCGCGATGTCTCTCGCCCGCGCTTTCGCCCGCGCTTTCGCCCCGTCCCTTACGGCAGCATAGTCCCGGCCAGTAATCCCCCCGAGGCCCGACCCTAGCGTTACATCGTTATTCGTAGACTCATCCAGCGCCCGGAGTTTGCTTAGTACGCGCTTGCGCCCGGCCATGATTTCTTCAAACGTAGGCCCCGACGCCATCATCTCCTTCATTGCATCATGATTTAGCGTAGCCTCGTAAAGCTGATTGTCAGTCTTCCTGCGCGTTAGCCGCTCTGATGGCATAACATGAGAGATGTCATCCATCTTCTTTTGCCGCTGTCTGCCAGCAAGGGACTTTGCCATGCGTTGCTCCCTGGCGGCATCAGGCGCAAGGGCGCCAGGCGATAGAGCCTCGTCCCGCGCAGCTAAATCTTCCTGCTCTCTCGCATTCTTGCGGAATTCATACTCGGCGTCCTCCGCCTTTTCTACCTTGAGTTCAGCGATTCGCTCACTGAGGGTTTTGCCGCGCTCCAATGCCTCGGCCTTTGTCTTCGGCAGACGCTCAATAGTAACTGGCTCAAATGTCGGATCAATTTCAGACATCAGTTTATTTGCCTCTGCCAACTTAGCATCAAATTCTTTTGGAAGATCACGCCTCCCCGGGGCCACGCGCTCACCCATCGGCATTTCCATAACAACGTCTACAGCATCGCGCTTCGCGTCGATTATAGCATTGCGCTGTGTCGGCTCCGGCTCGAACCTTGCCTCTGCCTCTACCAACTTTGAGAGCGGCCTGCGGGGAGCTTCTGTGGCGACGGCCTCGGCCGTGACTTCCGGAGCGCGAACACGAGGGACAAGACCGCGAGTAAGCATAGACGCAAGCATACCGCCGACTCCGCCAGCCATCGGGTCGCCACCATGCGCGGCCTCTAGCCCGGCGAGTGTCGCGCCAGCAGTAGCAGTTTGCCCGACAGGGGACGCGAGTGCTTTTGCTAGGCCAGCGCCCTTAGCCGCCCCGCCGAGCCTAGACGCGAGGGTAACGGCACCCGTGGGGGCCGCCGCAAGACCGAGCCCAAGGCCAAGGCCGTGCAGCCCTGCTTTACCGCGATCTTTGAAGCCGCCCTCAGCCATGCCCGCCTCATAGGCCCCGAAGGCCAGCGGGTGAGCAAGCTGGCCAGCCTTAGACAATGCCCGAGCAATGCCCCCGACTGGGATAGACATGCCAGCAACAGACCCGCCAACGTCGAGCGCCCTGCCTACATCTAAATCTGGCAGAAGCGGAAGTGGAACCTTAAGCCCCTCGGCTTCGTATTGGCCAGACGGGACGAACGCGCCCATCGTTGCCGATTCAGCGAACTTGTCGATAACACGGTCAACAGCGGTCTTCTCTACACCGGCACCCTCCATGCGAGCTTCAAACATGTCGGGGTCGTTAACATCGTCGTATATCTCTACTCCGCGCTTAGACAGTATGCCCCTTGCCCGCGCCGCTTCTTCTGGAGTCCAGTCTACGCCCTTGGCCTGCGCCCTCTGCATAAGATCATGCAGCCATACGGCCTTGCCGCCCTCTACGTCCTTAAGAAAGCCTCGGCGCTCATCGGCAGACAGGCCGCCACCACCATACATCGGATCATCGGCTCCGATAGTGGGGACAGCATAAGGGACCGGCGGGAACTTAGTATCCGAGTTCATCGGCTTCTCCAAGCTGCTTGACATAGGCCCTCGCAAGCACCTCCGGAACGCCGCTATCCACTAGCAGCTTAACGGCCTCGCCCTCTGTCACCTCTTCGTCGGGCTCCAGGCCAAGGAATCGGGTCCAACTTGTCTTCTTGCGCTTCAGCACGCCGCCGTCAGCATAAATAGATTCCAGACCTTCGCCGCCAATGCCGCCTGGGGATATCGGATCTCCAAGGCCCTCAGCAATCGTGGCCTTAAGCGCCGCGTCCAGTGGCATTGAGTCAGCAAGTGCAGTAAATCTATCGAACGCCTTTGGGTACGCGAAATCATAAGAACTTTTCCCGTAATTAACAGACAGCGGGTATCCCATTTCCAACAAGTTCCTGCGCCAGTAGTCAGATTCGGTCATCGCCGCCAATCCGGGGTCGCGCAGGGGCGGTGTCTTCGGCTCGTCCTCTGGGGACAGTGGCCGGTAACCCAAGGCGGCCGCCTCCTGCGGCGAGAGATCATATAGCTCTCCGCCTATCTCAACAGGAATCGTCTGGCTAGCGTCACCGCTTGCCCGAGAGATTATATCAGCAAGACCGCTGGGGGGAAGATCGGCGGCGTAGATGCTCTGCGCGCCCTCTGGGGCTCCGCCCTCAGCACCAGGAGTATACTCGCCATTATACATATATCCCAAGTATGGGGTACTTGTGCGGGCTGCGATCTCTGCAAGCTTCGCCCGCTCTTCTTCCTCCATAATCGCCTGCATTCTGCGGAACTCTGCGCCCTGCGCGGTGGTGTCCTTATAGTCTACAAGGTCTTGCTGCGCCTGAAGGCGGTCCTGGATAAGTCCCCGCTGCTGATTGCGCTGCATGATAGACTGCAAGACGTTCGGCAGGCTTTGACTCATGCCGCGTGCGAATCCTTCACCGAATCCCATTATATTCTCCTACTCCTTGCCGAACAAGTAGGGCAACGACCCGCCGATAACGCCGCCAAGATGGTCAGCAAAGCCCGGCCCCTTCTGCTTGCCAAGTGTGCGCTGGAGTGCCGAGAAATACTGCGGCCCCTGAGACATCAGGTTCAGCCCGTAGTTCCTGCGGTTCTGCACGTCGCCCTGGAGCGCCTGAGATAGCATGGACCCCATGGCACTCTGAGCCACACCAGAGTCGGGGGAAATTCCCCTGCGGGCAAGACCCTGACCGAGTGTTGCTTGCGCCTGTTTCGCCGCCCCGCCAAAGCCGAACTCACCGCCTCCGCCCATGTAGCGATTGATCATGGAGTTCTGTAGGGCAACCTGAAGTGGATTCAGGGCTTGCATCTGGTTGAACTGCACAGACTTATTGCCATGCATAGAGGCGTCGCCCCACTGCCGCTGCTGGGTAAACCCGAACGGCGTAAGACCTACATCCTGATCGCTTCTGTAAGGCATCTCTATCTCCTACTTCTCGTACTCGCGGTTGGAGCCAGTAGCATCAAGCTCCATGTGAAAATCGACCTCTAGCAGATTAACGTCACCAACAAGCGTGTCGCTGGCCGACGTTGAGTCGCGATAAAACCGACACACAAGCATAGATGACATGCGCTTGTCGCGATCACTCAAAATGCCGAGTTCTCCGATCTGCTGCTTGCCAACAACCCCGCCACTCGCAATAACAGCCGATACTGTAGACGTATCACCGAACGTATCATCGATATTGGCCCATGTATATTCCATGGCCCACACAACATTTCCTGAATTCGTCGTAGCGGGGGACCAGTGGCAATGGACGTGGAGGTCGCTGCCCTCTTTCCATGCATGAGATAACTGTGCGGCGAAGAACAACTCTTCTTCTGCCGTGTCATCAAATGCATATGCATACACGCCCGTTGACCCCGCGCCGTCGTCTTTGAACTGCACAAAGTCAGGGTCGTTTACGCCCCTCTTATTTAGAGTTGTCGCAGCGAAACGAAGATCGTTCCATACCGTCGCGTCTCCATGCATGCGCGGCACCCCGTTGCGGGCAAACTGAGTATAATCGGACTCTCCCCCCACCCTCAATTCGTCAAGCCCACTTCCCTCAAGATATGCCTTCGCGTCCTGGTCCTTCTTCTCCTCCAGCTTTGTGATGTGCTTGGCCAGGACATCAAGTCCCGCCTGCAATCCTTCTTTGGTAAATGCCACGCGCGGCGTTCTCATGACAGCATCAGCTCCACACCATACGCGGTGACATCGCCCACGATCTTGACACTGTGATATTCCCCGCGCAAATCCCGGGGAAGCATCTGCCTGTATCTCCCCCTCGTCGCAGACCCGTCAAACGAGATTGCCTGCGAGTCCCCATCGCTCGTATACACCGTAGCAACGAAGTCTTGGCCCGTAGCGTTTAGATCTAGCTGTAGCCCCTCCCAAATCTTCCACCCGCCCCAGTCCTTTGTGCGAATCGTCATCGTCCTATTAGAGCCAGCGAAGACCGACACCGGCCCGATGCCATATTCGCCGTTATTTTCAATAAGACCGTACAGTGCAGTCCCATCAACAGACGAGCACACATGATATGAATAACTCCCAGAAAGAGTTGTCCACATCCACTGGCCTTTAACAATAGACGCCGAAAGAGCCCCGCCTGAAGTCCCGCAGTACACGGTATCCAGCGTGCGGGCGACAGTCCACGGCCCGCCGCTCAGCGCATCCCACTCATCAGCAATATCCTCAGTCAAGCACCTAGAGGTCACGCCGTCAAACAGCCACAGACCATCATCGCGGGCAAATAAGACGCCCTCCTCAGTTACTACAACACTATCCTCATATTCCGTTCCTACGGGAGACAACGACCACTGAAACTGTCCAATCTCATCTATCGGAGAATACGTACCAATTCTATCGGCTGTAAATACAACCACCCTGTCAGCGAGAGGGGCAAGGGCTGATATCCGAGCTTCAACATCCACATAGTCCGTAGGCTTATAGTAGTCATAGCCAGAAATGCGGGAGAAGTACAAATTCGTCTCAGACCCAGAGACACCTGCAAGAAACATCCGCTGTTGGACGATACAGCCCAATGTCGCAGCAGGGGGCGCTCCGTGCGCATCGTCATCATATGTCCACACCGCGCCAAGGTCAGTGTCATATGCCCCATCTTGAAAGCGGATGGCCCGGTCTCCATCAAGCTCACTGTCATCCCACTCTTTTAGGAGGTAGTAAGAAGCACCACCCGCCTTTGTGCGATAAATCCGCAGCTTGACCTCTATGCTGGTTGTTGGTGAGATATATCCCGTTGTCTGGTCTCCATCCATCCTCACGTATAGCTGAACATTGTCTGTCGCAGAAACTTCCAGCGGGTTCTTGAAGGACACATACTCGTCCCCAGCGTCCCAATTCCACATCTTGACAAGATCGCTCTCGGTCTCACGGCCATCCGGGAACACGACAGCAGTTGCAGCTGCATATTGATAGCTGCCGCTTGTCCCGCTACTTGCCTGGAACTTGCCAGACGTGAATGTACCAAGACCTGAGCCATCGGCTTCAATTGTAAACACCGTGTCGGACACGATTGACTTGACGACATGTACTGTATCGTCCAGAGTATCCCACGTCCCCCCGACCATGTCCCGAAAGATTATCCTGCCGCCAACATACAAATAATGTGTTAGTGCGGCTGTTATTTGGATGTCTGTGCCGTTAGACGCTGCGCTGATAGACGTTTCGGCATCGTTCATAAGGGCATAGGCGCGATTATCCGCCTCAACCACTCCCCCTGGCCCGCCGAGGTCGCGCATATACGTTCCATCATATACCTGGCTAGATGACCCGTCCAAGAAGTAGATCCGCTCCCCATCTCCGATAATCGGCCTAGCGACAGAAGCACCGCCGCCGATGACGGAATCATCTTCATAGATATCTGTATCACTCAGCCAATACAGATGCTCTACTCCGGCAAGCTGTAGTGCCTTAATCTGGACTCCGGCATAGCCGGACCCGCCGTATAGCTCTGTGTCCTCGCCAAGCGGAGCGGCCGCCCCAGCGCGGTCAAAAGAGGCGTTCACACACTCCTGTAGCTCGTGATCATCAATCGCATGCGGGACAACCCGCGTGTTTAATCCGCCGATAGCGTGTGTGCCAAATTTCTTCTTGCGTCCCATTGTTCCTCGCTACGGGGCCAGCGCCCAGCCGTCCGTGCTGTCCGCATCGGTCTTGACCATTAACGTTGAGTCCGCATCTGCATATCTGTATAGTGACCCGAGCGGTGCCCACACATTACCCACGGGAGTTATTGTGCCCTCAAGCGTCATCGGGCGGATCTCGCCAGCCGCCAGCACCAGTTGCGCCAGCAAATGATCTCCCAGCGTGTTGGAGTCAGAATGGCATGGCGCAATCGAAAGATCGAGACAATCAAAGACCTCAATGCCATAGCGCCCGTTGCCAATAAGCGTGTTGTGGCCTATCTGAATGTCCTTGGGAACATACGTAAGCGTATCAGACCCGACATAAATCCCGCTAGAATCGTTATGGGCCAAGAGATTCCCACTGATAATGCCGTTGACCACATAGCCGCCAGAGCCGGTATATGCCGCGCCCATAATCCTAACGCCATCTCTGCCATTATCGCTGCACGTATTCCCGGTGACCGCGAACCCCTCGCCCTCGTTATCTAATCCGAGAACAGCAATGCCATCCGAAAAATTATCGGTGCAAACATTTCCGGTAATGGAGAGGTCATCGAAACCCCTATATGCCTTAATGCCTTGCCCCTCTTGCCCGACAGTAGATGGGTCGCGCACCGTGTTCCGGCAAATGTTGCCGGAAATGACAACGCGCTTATTCCTGTACGCCGCATGTATCCCGGCCCCGCCACTATTCAGAATGTTGTTCCCGATAACATTTACAGACTCGCTTGTCGGACCAATGTTAACGCCGCGATGGTCGCACGACTCCATGTGGTTGCCCTCAATCGTCACGCGCCCGCTATTATACACCTGCACGCCCTGCGTGCCGCCACTCAAAAAGCAGTCCCGAACGGCCACATCAAATACACGGACAATCTCATCTGTGCTATTCGTGGCATTCTGGGTATATGACGTTAGTGAAATCAGCGCGTCGAGATTCCATCCGGCCCAAAGCGAATCTTTAGACACTGTGCAATTCTGTATAAGGATATCGCTGGACATCGTGTCACCGGACCCGATGCCATAAATCCGAATGCCCTCATCATACGTGTCCGTTATGTGGACATCGCGTATCGTCGCGCCAATGACATTCTTGAGCCAGATCCCGCGTGCGCTACCAGATGACGGTTGTTCTTGATTGCCTGCGACCGAAAGACTCTCAATGCTAATATCTGTATTGCCAAGATGGTTGCCGAGCGTCCCGTTCTCGCTAGAAATAATCCCCTCACCAAACGAGGCCGACGCGTCAACGCTGATTATTGTTACGCCCGGCCCAGTCCCGACAAACGCCACGCCATCCCCAAGGTACACCGTTCCAGACAATAGGTACTCACCGCCCGGAAGAAACACTTCTCCGCCGCCCGCCGCCTCACACGCATCTATCGCAGCCTGGATGGCTGCTGTATCGTCTGTAGAGCCGTCGCCGATTGCACCATATGCCCTGACGTCAAAGGGGTCCGAGAGCGTCACGATCCCGCCATCGCCCCGAACGGCAAACAGCGTGTCATCGGAGGCGTCTACAACATCAAACACGGGCTGCTCATCATAGCTGCCCCGCGTTTTCAATTCCAATACCGGGCCACCTCCAGACTTGTTTTGATATTCCCCGACAAGTCTATGCCGTCGTCTGGCGTCAAGAACTGTTCCGACCTTGAGGTTGGTGAACTTCTCGGCCTGTAAGCCGTCCCCGCCGGAAAACACAAGACCCTCTGAGTTTGCATTTATGTTTATCGGCGTGAGCGCGCCGGTCCCGTCAAAATCCTCATACCGCAATCCGATAAACGAGCAGTTGTAAAACGTGCCATAAATCGCGTCCGGTATAGATCCATCTGCCGCACCACCTGCGTACTCAAGACTTACACCCTCAAAATAGTTACCGCTAATGGTAAGTGATGCCCCGGCCTGCGGCTCCATCCAAATCGCCGCGCCAGCACTCGCGTCAACCGCGCTCAGGGATGAACTATAATAGACCGAGCCACCCTCAAAGTGGTTATCGTTTGACCAACCAGAAACGACCTGACTTACATATATCCCGTACAAACAGTCGTAAATCATCCTTGGGGCGATATAGTTGTATACGCACCCCTTACTGGTTTGGGCCGCGAGTTCAATCCCCTTTTCAAAATTCCTGACATGCGTATCAACCACGCGGCACCGATATGCAGAATTTAACTGTATGCCCACCGTGCCGGAATCCCAGTCCCGAGTATCAGAAACGGGCATGATCGTGCCGCCCATAATAGATACATTGCTTATAGAACTCGTCGTGTCCCCAAGCTGGATGACCGGGCCGTTGAGGGCGGCGGCCTTCTTGAGCGTTGCCCCGTACATGGAAAGCGTCATCTCGCCAACGCTGCTATTGCTCTCAAGGAGGATGGTGGTCCCGATCAAGTAATCCCCAGGCGGGAGGTAGATGTCTCCGCCGCCCCACACCTCGACAGAATCAATGACGGCCTGCAAGGAGTCCGAGCAGTCAGTAGCCCCAGTATGGTCAACGCCGAAAGCCGTTACGTTGATCGGCGTAAACCCAGGACGAGAGATCAATGAGTCAGCCCACACCTGAGACGGGCGATCAAAGTTCCCCACCTTGTACTCTAGGTCTTTGGGCGTAATCTTCCGCGTCACCGTCTGGGAATACCCCGCAGTAGCAATCAACAGGGCAAGAATCACTAGAATTGCTCGTCGCATCACACGTCTCCAATTGTAGCAGGGTATCTCTGCTGGATTGAGCGCGTCTTTTGACCTCGCCCCTGATTCCTGTTCCACGTCTTGTTGATCACGTTCGCAGTTCTGCCCTGTATCCGCTCTTCCAAATCCCCCGCCATCAGAGCAAACGCCGCCGCCCTTTCTTCGTCTACATCAGGCAGGCCCGCCCGATACGCCTCCGCCAGGGCAGACCACACAAGTACGTGCTGCGCCCATTGTGGCAGATCGGGTTCGGACCCAGGATGATAGTCGGCAGGCTCGGCCCAGTAGAACACCTCCAAATGATTCCCCGTCATCTCAAGAACAGGAATCCCGTCCTCGGCCATAGGAAATCCATCATCTGTAGAGATGTCTATGATAAGGCCGTCCTCAGAGGCCCCCATAAGGACAGCCACGCCATCCTCTTGGCTTGCCCCAGCTACGGTAGTGGAAACATCCGGCGTTCGGTACAGGCCAATCTGGTTGTTCAGGCGGTCCACATAGTACAGATACGGCTCTCCAGAGGCATTCCGCCACGTCCTAGACTCTGCATCTAGCCGCGCCTGAGTGTACGGCTCGATCATGTGGCCGTCGTAAGTAACTCTGTAGACCTCGTGGCAATCACTAGGCAAGTCGTAAAGCCGCTGACCGGCAGTCAGGTTAACTGCCTGACGCTTCTTGATGACCTTGCTGTTGGCGTTGATCCTCCGCAGGGCCTTCTGCATGAATATCTTAATGGACGACTCCGTGAAATAAGAGTTGCCCACATAGGACTCAAAGGCATCTACAAGTTCGCCCCAATTCATGCCAACTGCCCGTCGCTCATGCCAACCCCGAGTCTAGGAGTAAACGACTGATACCGGCTTGCGTAATGAGCGGCCATCTTGTCCACCCCGGCCATATACTCTAGCCAATGACTCTGGAATTTATGGATGTCGTCAATGGCGTAAATCTGTGACAGGACATGAGGCACATAACATGCATCAATCACCTTATCGTCCACATCATCCAAAGCAGCAAAGGCGGCGTCATTGTCGGGATAGCATTTCGTGTAAAACACCCTTACAGTCTGACTTGCTATTGTGGACAACGGCATCCACACAAACAAGTATGCAGAGGGCGATCCCGGCGTACCCAAGATCCCATAGTGTTCAGGAGTAGCCCCCGTATTTGTAGACCAAAGTCTATATGTTGAGTCGAGGTCCGAGAACACGCATGGCTTGAGTACGCCATCGTCGAAAGTCGTCCCGTCTAACGAGTAGAGTACAGAGCGAACCCTGATCACGTCAGACGGAAGACTATAGTAAATGGTGTTAGCCTGTAACGGAATATCCAAAGAGGCATACGTCAGTTCCGTGCATTCGCGGATAGCGCAGTCTGCAGCATGAACCATCTCGCGAAGTTCGGCATCCGTATACCTAGTGGAGCCGTACTGGTAGTACGCCCTCACTCGCTCTGTTACTTTGGATACTAACGTCATTTAAGAGGTCGCTCCACCAGATCCGCCAGCACCGGCATTTACGTAGCATGTGCCAGTAGTGCCAGAGTCGGCAGCCAGAAGGTTCTTTGCGAATACATGATATCCGAGTGTCGGGTCTGCGGTGATCTCGGCCTCAGTGGCACCAGAGCAGGTGCCGCCATTGATAACATGAAGCACAAGATCAGTCGCAGCCACGAGCCCGTCAGTCACAACGTAATCGCAGAACCCGCGCACAAGCACCTTGCACAGTTCACCAGATGCCGCAGTTTCCGCTGCGACGCCGATTACACTGGAAAGATCCGCAGTCGCGGAAGCCGTGATAGTGCCCGCAGAGGCGAGAGAAACGGCGTAACCCTTCGTCACGGCACCTGCAGTCAGATACGTTTCGTGAGTCCCGCTAGGCTCTTTCGCGCCAGTAGTAAGTCGATCACTTACGGTAGTCATTTATCTCACCTCCATTAAGACAGAGTAGCAGGAATGTCGTGCATGATCCCGTGACAGGACCGATGATCGACACAAAGCTGACCCTCGAAGAAGTGGTTGGTTACGATGGCATCCTGATCAACAGGCTTCTGCGGAGTCTCCGGCTTGAAGTCGGCGGAATCAAGGATCGCCAAGAAGATATGCTCGGAGTTCAACATGAACACGGAGCCATCCACAACGGTATCATCCCAGTTCTGGGCATTGTCAACGTCTGGCACATGGCGGTCGGGATACATGGTCGCGCCCATGCACTCTACGCCCTTGAAGCCCATGTCAGCCTTGTCCCAAGAAGTATACTGAATCTTGGTGTCAAGAGCAGACAGGTAGTTGGCATACGACGTGTAATCCGCGATGGCCAAATCAGGCTCGCCCGCACCCTGCTTGGAGCAGTTCAGGAACAGAGTCCGAAGGCCGTTGATCAGAGTGGCAGCCGTAAGCGATCCGCCGCCATCCTGAATCTGCGGCTGCCAATACGCCTTGGCCGACGTGTCGATTCCATACAGATCGTAGTCGCGGCTATCGTTGGTATCCATGCCGGTATAGGCGGGGACCAACATCGGGATCGACATGATGTTCTTGCCGCCATTGCCGGACGAGGAAATAACTTCGCTCGCCTGGACAAGACCAGTATAGTCCCAGCAGTCATCGGAAAGACGCTCTTTAGCAGAGTTCATGCCCTGCCGGAAGCGCATCTTCAACAGGTTTGCGATCTGCGCCTTGCCCTTGTTCGTCCTGGCCTCATGGCCGGAAACGAGAACGGGGAAGTGATACTGCGCCCACGGAGCGAAGTATTCACTCATCCCGTCAGGACGGGAGATCGTCAAAGGATCAAGGTCGCTATACGAATTTACGGGAGTATCCAGGCCATACATCAGGTTAATAGCAACCTGACGGCCCCCCTGGAAATTGATCTTCCCTTTCTGTCGGAGACGATCAAGAGTCGGAGTTCCCTTGGAGATAATATCTACAAAGGCACCGCCCTTATGCAACGCATCGGCAGTTGCAGCAATCGCACTCGTAAAGTAAGAGAAGGTCTGGCCACTATCCGCAGTAACGGACATGCCTAATCACCTCCTAGCCGATAGCCTCGCTAACGGCTTTATCAATCATGTCAAACGGGTCAAGGCCATTCATCTTCTCCGCCACAGAGAGGGGCTCCCCTCGTGACGTTTTAGCTGGAGCAGGAGCATTTCTTTTACCCTCTGCCCTCTTGGCCGCCCCGTCTTGTTTTTGAGCTTTATTTAGCTCGGCTTTAGTGCGATCAAACAGCATCCCCAGGCCCGCCTTTGTGTGCATCGTGCGCATGAAGTCCGGGTCCGTACTGTGCTGCTCAATCGTGCGAGACATCGCCTGCTCAATCTCTGGTGAGAATCCATCAAGACCCCGGACGTGTCCGGTGAGGTCGTTGTAGAACTTCTGTTGCGCCTGTTCCTTCATGAACAGTTCCGTCTTGGCCGAAGCCTCCTGCATAGGTTGTGTGGCCTTACCCACCTCGTATGCAATCCTGGCTTGGATTTGAGCGGTCAGTTCTCCGGCGTCGGCGTCGAGATCAATCGCCGGGGCCTCTTCACTCTTTGTCTCTACAGGAACCTTCTTTGCCTCTGAGAGTTCTTGGCGAGACTGAGTGTATGCGCCGTACAAGTCCATGATCCGGTCCCGCGTATCACCCTCTGGGAGAAGCTGCGGGTTGCCGGTCTTGGCAAAGTCGGCGTATGGGTCGCTCACGGTCTCTTCGGGCTCCGCTTGGTCGTCCGGCGCGACAACAACCTCTTCGGGATTGGCTTCTTCGGATTCGGTGGCCACCTCATCCTCTGGAGCTTCCCCAAGATCAATGCTGTCTAACGCTTCGTCCAACTGCGTGTCCAGGTCTTCCATGTGCGCTATCCTTCCGGTTGGTCCCAATGGGACTCCGTTTGTTTAATCGGAGAGCGATCCAACGGCCTTGTCGATCACTGGGTCGATGGTCGTTGCTATAAACCGCTCATCCTTCTTTCTGAGAGTGTCGGCAGCCATTTTATTTATCGCCCTGCCTGCCTCTTTCTTTGGGGCGTGTTTCATTGTGTACTCAACCTCTTTGTGCATCCTCGCCTGATCGTCGTCCATGCTGAAGGGCTCAAGTCCCTTCTTCTTCATTAGCTCTGAGCGTTGCCTGCTTGAGGTAATCTCTTCCCCCAGGTTCGGGTCGTAGTACCCGTTGTAAACCCCTATGGTCGGCAAGTCCCCCATGATCGTCAGCCGGGCATTACCGAAGTCCTGCTCCATCTGGCCGCTGCAGCCGGGGCAGGTATACACATGCGGGTCGCTGATCTCCTGCCACACGTCCCGTACAAGCATACCGCACTCGCACATATAGTCATGCCTACCCAAGTCGTCCCCCCATCTGAGCGGCTAGGTCGCCAGTGTTTGCGGCTGGCTCCGTCCCGCCTTGAGCATCAGGCTGATTCGGCGGAGGCCCCATGGTCATCTGAACGTACATCTGGGCCATCTCCGTCAAGCCCTCTCGGATAGGCTTGGAGTTGATATGGAACTTGTCCAAGATCGGACCAGATACCCTTTCATCCGCGCCCATTAGCGGGTACTGCCCGAACAGGTTCCCGATCTGAACCAAGTTCGACGCCTCCAAGTCAGTAGACCGGGGCATCATGTCCTCTACGTCAACCGACACGTCGAAGTCGCCCTCAAGCATGTCCGGTGTAATCGTGTTGACAAACATCTCGCCGTCAGGGCCTTCGATAGCTACGGCCGTAGGCACGTCCATGTTCGCCTGTATAGAGTCCAGCATCTTCTTGCCGACCTCTTTGAGCTTGGCAGAGAACTGCGCCCTGAAGTCGTCCTCGCGGACCCTGTTGGCCTGCGATATCTCGTTGATCCCCGTAGCCAACTTAGAAGAGGCGCGGCCCCTAGATTCCGAAGACTGCCCGGCCACCTCGTCGAAGTCGCGCTCCAACTGTTGCAGCCGCATGTAGGTATCGGGCGGCGAGAACTGCCGATCCAACGGGAATACGCTCTTGCGCGGATCTCCCGCAGCCTGCTTGTTGAATTTGACATACTCGTTCGGAACAGGAGAAACGACCTTCTCCATCTCGTCGTCCTCTACATGCCCCTCGATATACCCCCACTTGGGGGGGTTGCCGTAGAACGCATAAAGGTCGGCCTGATGGATCTTGTCTATCTCTTGGTTGATCGGGATAAGGTCGGTGACGATGTTGTGCGGGAACCACTCCCCGTCATTCTCGTCGGGCGCGAAGTGTACATAAGGCGAGTGGTCTACCCCGTCGGGATAATCCTCTGTCGCCAGGAAGTCCGAACACCCATCAGCAAGCCACAAGACTTCCTTATGCCTGATATCGTAGAACTCGAAGACGCGGGCATACTCGTCCTCGTCCTCTAGCTTGTGGTCTAGCGTTATCCCCTGCTCAACCGCGAGAACTTCCATCTCGCTAATCTGCTCGGCCTTCACCGTGGCCTTGAGCGTTTTCGTGACCTCTTTATTGAATCGCGGGTTGTTCTTGACTGAATCAAGCGGCCAGTAATACTCGCACGCCACCCAATCGTGATCTCGGAACTCCGACTCCCCGTCAGTATCGTACAACATCCGTTGTGGCTGGACGACATCCCAGAACCATCGTTCACTGGTGGGCTTCAAGGGATACTTCTTGCCGTACTCTTCGGTTGTCGGGATGAGGTTCTGCGGAACCCCCCGGCCATCAGTATCGGAATCACCGCCAGGGTCTCTCAACCAGCCCTGTGCATCGTCGTGTGCGTAGAAGTTATCGGAATACTCGCCGTCATCAAACTCAGCAGAATACCCCACCTTGGAAACACCAAGAGAGACGATGCCGTTCTTGCCGAACCTGCGACTCTTCCTGTCCGCGCCCATGCCCGGCTGAGACATGACGAAGTTCAGGAGATGCTCTGCTATGATATGCCTCGGGACAGTGGCCGTTGGGTCTTCTTGAGTCGGGGCAGGGATCTCGTCTAGTCCGTTCTGGTTCACCGGCCGAACGATAAACCGGGGGTTCTTGTAGATGAACGAGGCCGTGCGGTTGTTTACAAATGCGCGGGTCTTGTTGATCCTCGGCGCATCACCGGCAATGTCATTATGCCCCTTGCCCTTGAGGTAGTCCCAGTTCTTCTTCCACCGCTCCGCATGGGGCTTGCGCTTGGCAATCGCCCGGTCGAGCTTCCTCTGTATCCTGGCCACATCTTTGTTGATGCCGCCCTTGATCTGCGTTAGCTGTTCATCCCAAATCATAACGCCCCCACGGCGGTTCCGGTATAACGCTCGCGGCGCTCACGTTTTTTCATCCGCGCCTTATGCGCCCCGTATGAGTCAGAAGGCATCGGCACATTCGGCCTCGCAAAATCCTGTATCAAAAGGTCAATCGGGTAAGAGGACGCATCCCACGGGTCGTTGTTCTTGTGGACGATCTTCAAGGGAGCGTGCGCCCGCGCCTTCGCCGCCTCAGACTTATGCTCTTCCCACCGCAGCATCTTTACACATTCAGCCATCTTCGGAGAGGCGAGGGTGATAAACGCCTTCGGGTTCTGGAAGTCGGCCCAGTAATGCGCCCTGAACATTTCCTCTACGCGAACATCGGCAGAAGGCGTCCCGCGCTTGCCGGGAATGAAGTGTACGCCCTGCTCGTTGAATAACTGTGCGATAGACTTAATCCCTGAATCCGTATTCTGCGTCATGGCCCAGATGGAGTTGTCGGCTACCATGTGGTTCCTGATGCGATCCCAATATGGGCATTCCTTGATAGCCTCGGCGGCCTCCAGGTAAGTCGCGCCGTGTTTGTACCACTCCCAGTCGAAGAAGATTCTTCCGTCTTCGTCAACAGCGATAACCTCGAACACTGACGGGTCATTCGCAGAGCCATAGTCAAACCCCGCCATGAGAAAATGATTCTTCTTGACGAAATCAACATCCCTCGCCGGGATAATCGCGGACCAGCGAACGTCTTGTGCCTGCGGGAATACAGGAGAGCCGCCAGCGACCTTCCAGTTGATCTCGAACTCCTGCTGCCAGCCCGGAGACTGCGTGCCTCCATATGGCGCAGACGCCTTCTTGATCCACTTTTTGCCAAGCCTGTCAGGGTCTTTGTGCGGGTCGGCCGTGTAGTGGGTGCGCAAGACGTAAACATTGTTGCGGACCATCCACGAGTCCATGCCGCGAGGCAAGTCTGACTCCAGATACGGGGGATCTTCCCCGTCGGTGAACCCGTCGTAATCGTTCACCAAGTCACAGAAGTATCCAGGGGCAGCAGAAGAGGCATAGACGCCCCGTCCGCCGCCGTTGATACATGCCTGCGCAGCCTCATATGCCTTGCCGAACTCGTCCTGGAACGCAGACTCATCGGACATGAACAGAGAGGGGACTTCCTGCCTGACCTGATCGCCGCCCTGCGGCACCCCTTTAATTAGGGAGCCATTCTTATAGAGCAGTTTGTTTTTCCCAACGCCCTTGCCTGAGATAATCTTAGGGTCACTCAGCCACCGGGCCGGAGTGCCGTCCTCGTTGGTCAGGTTAAGCTCGATGAATGACATCCGGGCTGTCTGCATGTCGTCGCCGCCCATACAAACCATCTCTGCGGCGTTATCCTCTTTCTTGGATTGCCAGATGATCTTCCGATGCTTCGCCGTCCGCGCAAACCACGTTCCGTAAATAGCAAGCACCCACGATACCATGATCTGGCGGGACTTCGGCAGGCATATCTGCTCGTTGCGTAACAATTGATGGAAGATGTGCAGCAAGTAGGGAAGAATCTTGCCGGTAGCCGGATCTGTCGGCAATGGCTTCACCGGACGAAGTGCATCATGCTCATCCTTGGTGCGGACGTACTTCAGATAAATCCACAAGCCAGAGTCCATATAGTCTTTTGCAGGAGTGCCAAAGAAGGCGATCTTGCGATGTAAAACCGCAAGCCGCTTCTTCTTCTCTGTGCGCTCCTGAAAGCTCAATCTTCCTCCCACAGCCACCAAAGGGTTTCGCTCATGTAGTTATCTCGATATCCCTCTGCGATACTGCCATATGTCGGTACAGCAAAGTCACCGCGCCAATCTAGATATTCCATCAACCACCCGATTTGATTTAGAGTTAGCTGGGCTTCGTGATGGGTTAGTGTAGTGATCGGCTCTTGCATCATCCACGCGAGGGTCATGAAATTGGCGATATTCCCGTTGATTCTTGTAACCGGGGTGATCTTGTGAGCGATCTTTAGGGTGTCCACCGTATCGTCAGATCCGCCGTTGTCGTCAAAGAACCGCGTGTATGTGTACTTGCTTGTAGCGAAGATAGCCAAAGAGTCTGCTGAAGTAAACGGACTCACCCCATGTCCTGCGGACGATCTCCAATACCCACTTGCAGATGTTGGAAAGATATCGCCAACGGTTGATCGCGCTGCAATATACCCGTATTCGTAGGCTATACTTTCGGTAAGTGCGCTATACGACCCGAACGGCCACGCTATCGTCTTGAGAACGTCGGCAGAGTCAGCCGCAGAGATCCCCAGGTAGGCGACCAAGTAATCTCTGCATAACTGCTCGTGAACAGAGTCCGCGTCGGCAATGTCTATCAGCCCCGGCCAGATGTGGTCCTTGGTATGCTGGCCGATCTCGGTTCCGCCAGCCCGAAGCACTTGAGCCTCGGATGAAGTCATTATATCCCTGCCGCCAATAGACCCGGCTTCGATATACACCTCTGACACAAACGCCGTATGGAGAAAACCATATAGGGCGCATGTTTCCGCAAGCGCATAGTTGTATTCCTTGAACCCGTCGTCGGTGGTCATACAAAGTGCCATCGGCTTGCCGGAATATCGCCAGTTATTCTTCGGCTTATCTCTCCATTTTACAATCAGGCACGGGGATGTATTGATCTCTGTATCGTCCCCACAAGACACTTGGACATCACCCTGCCCAGCGTCTGAATAGGCCGTGATCCACCAGCCTGAATTGGTGATCCCCCTAATGTCCTTATAGTCCTTGTAGTATTGGACTTCCCGCTTGACATCAATATACAGAGTGTCGCCTGTAGTGGGGTTGGTCCCCTGCCCGAACGCCTTTGAGGGCATCCCGAACATCCCCAAGCTTCCGTACTCTGTCCTGCCCCGCCGCATGTAGAGACGCGGCTCCCACGGAGTAGACAAATCATTGTCGCAATAGACCCATGAAATATCCGCGCCGTAGGGCGGGATCGACGCATCACAGGACGTGTCACCTACCGGAGCATCGAGCCACGCAGCATCAGACACCATCGTATCCAAGACAGCGTAGACCCCCAGAAACTTCTCCTTCTGGAAGGTCGCGCTGGTCCCGTCCACCGTCCCCCAGGCGATCTCCATGCAGAGGTAGGCATCTAGGATTTCTACATTGTCCGGTATCAAATCTAAGTCGAAGTAGACAAGCCCATATGTCTGAGCAGAGGCTGGCATCTGCGTTCCGGCATTGTCATAGAAATTGAACCGGTTGTAGATGTTGTTCACACAGTTGAGCGAGTCGCCGCGATCAACGGACCCGTGCCTGAAGATCGCTCCGCTATTGGGAGTATAACTATAAGTCGAATCTGCCGGGTCCAAGTCGTAATGATCTATCAGGACTTCAGGCACAATCAGATTGCCATACGATGAAAAGACAGCGATAACGGTATCTGCCGCGCCGCCGCTTGCATACAGTCCACTATCAGCAATATTAAGTCCGTCTGAACTGCCGAACCCATCTTCGCTCTTGAATCCATCAAACCCGGCTGAGAAGATCAACACACATATCAGAAATGGTATGGTAGCTAAGCGCCTCATTTCACCAGCACCAAAACCTGAGATGCACTAGCGCGAGTTAAGCAAACTGTAATCTCAGAGAACGGATTGCCTACATTACCATTAGACAGTCGGTTCGGGTAGTTCATTTCTACCGTGAACGGAACGCCGTCTACAAGCGCGTATGTAGTATCATCAGCGGCAATACGTGTTGAATCTGGATATAACAGTCGGTAGACAGACCCGTTCCAGGCATGTATAGAGAACTTAGCGTCATTCCCGGTCGCAAGCAACTGCAATGAAGCAGGAGTCCCGTCAATTGTAACATTCACCTCTGTATCGGCGGAGTCTACAATCCGACTTCCTCCGTAGGCAGCCCACGAAATAGCAGCGATACCTACACACAGAACAAGCGAGATCGCCGCCAGCGCCCACCTAGTCTTCCAATTCAACGACAAATACCACATCGTCATCCTCCAAAACTAGTTCAACCTCTGGATCGCCGTAGTCTACCTCTGCCCACTCGGGGCAAATCGCCAGCCAGTCCCACCAAATCTTCGCGCTATTCACCAGTCACCATCGCTTGATGAAGAAGCCCGCCAAATAAATCCACGAATCGCTCGTTTTCTGACAAATCATCCTCTGACATCGCCCACAATATCAAATGTACCAGCTCGTGCAGGAACGCCTGCTCGACGTAGGCCCTGTCCGCGTCCTTCTTGGGCTCCTGAAGCTCGATCTCTCCGCGCTTCCACGATGCCCGGCCGTCGGCCTCGCCCTTGTCCTCCAGGTCGTCCAGCCAGATTACCTCTATCTCCCGCCCCATAAGAGAAAAATGCTGAGGTATCTTCATTCAAGCTCCGGGGGGCCGGGCGGAAAGGAGTAAAACACCCGGCCCCGTGCGCGGCAACAAGGGGGAACGCCGCGCTAATTGGGTAAATCCGGCTCCGTGTTTTTCAACGGAACCGACTCGATGTCGTAAGTGAGCCCCTCGTGCTTTACAGTACTCTTGGGGCTCCATCCGCGTTTGCACTTCAAGATGTCGAAAATGGCCTGACGCCTCTGAGACGAGACAGATATCTCCCCGGCGGCGATCTTCTTGTATTCATCCTCCAAAAGCATCATCTTGTATTCTTCGCCCTCGTGCATTGCGTCGATTAGGCGAGGATTCCTCGCAACCCGCTTACGAAGGACGTTCCCGTCTACACCTAAAGCATCGGCAGCGTCAGGTATAGAGCCGTCGAACTCGATCAGGGCCTCGTAGACAACATCATCAGAGTGTCTATCCCCGACGGAGACGGCTTTCTGGACCTTCTTGCGCTCTTTCGCCTCATCGACTATGCCGACGCCCTTTTGCCTCTTTAATGTGTCGCGTAGAGCCTTGAGCCCGGTAGAGTCTTTGTTGACGTACTTCAAGAAGGTGGTATAAGAACAGCCCACGATATCAGCGGCCTTTGTGCAGTTTCCCTCGCACAAGGTCAAAGCATCGGCAGCACGTTCTACATCAAACCTCTGTTGCATAAAAAAGACACTAGCACGCCACTGACAAATTGTCAAGAGAAAAGTGTACCGTGAGGTACATAATCGCATAATGGGGTTGACTTATGCTGCGTGGTATGGTATAATGCTGGAACGAAAGGGGGATTTCAAATGAAACAAATCTGCTACGACGCCTTCGCTACGATAGAGGCGGAGCCGGAAGAGGGAGGCAATTACCTTGTGTGGGCGGAGTGGTATCCTGGCGATGGACCTGCCTGGAAAGTGGCATCATTCTCCCCCAGGGTAGATCATGATGGCACAGAATACCCACACTGGTGGGCCACAGAACACGATGAAGACTGTAAAGCCTGCGATATCTGGATGTCTCTTCCGGGGGCAGAAGAATAAAAAAATGCCCCCACTGCGGGGCCACAGAAGACTTCACCGTCATGCCCTCAGGAAAACAAGCAATAGCATGCTCCCCATGTAGAATCCAGTACCTCATAGATAAACTAGAACGAGAACGAAGGGAAAAGAAATGGCGGTCACAAAACCGAAACCATCTCAGCAGAATGCCCGGCCTGTAGAAAGCCATACCCAAAGGTCGCCTCCCGCCGCACCAAACATCAGTAAATTGAACATCACCCCCCCCGCGCGCCCGCGCGTATATATATACTATACTCCGAAGGAGTATTCCACCACTCCTAGGTCATACCAACATAGCCCAAACGTTGTCCCGCTCGAAACCTACCAAAACAGAACCCAGCAGTAGCAATAACTCAGCCAGAATGCTGATAGGGAATGGGATTCTATCAGCTTTTATGAGGGGGTTAATCTATGAGTCCCGCGCTGGGTGTACGGGGGGCGGAGGGCACCCCCCATGTCGGGCGGCCTATCTTCTTATACGGCCACGGGTTACAGCCAAGTAAACGATCGGTAACTACGGCGGGGAACAGGGGGGAGCCAGGTAAAGGCGGGGAATGTTAGCCTTGGCATACCTTCTTGGTGCAGCCACTGGCCTCAAGCGCCGGGGCCGGCGCACGCGTTGAGTCCGCCAGGGCACAGTACATTGTGTGGTGGGTGTACCTGCAGGTACAGTGTGGTTGGCTTTATATGTGTATTTGGTGTGTAGTTGCGTTAGGTTATTCTGGTAGTTTATGGGTGTTATAAAGAGGTTTGATTACTATTGTGTGTGTTTGTTGCCGATGGTGGTTGACAAGTTGATCGTGATGTGAGATGATTGCATTAGTTAACAGCCACAAGTTTTAGCGAAAGGACAGAGACATGAACCACTTCGTAAGTCAGGACAGGCGCGGGAATCTCCGCTGTTTCGTCTGCCTTAATGCCTCGCCCGATGTCAAGGAGGCAACGATCAGAGAAAAGCGGCGCGGCGCATGGGAGATTGTCAACGATACCCAACTCTGCCCACACTGCGCGTCAATCCAGTGCGGCGGCCAGATAGTCGAGTTGCGATAGCACACTAACCGCCCCTAGGGGCATAACAGAAGGGGATTAGATTATGAGCAAGCATACACTGGAACCTCGGAAGGGGAAGCCGATGAAACACGAAACGAAAGTAGCGGTTGATTTGGTCAGGGAAGCACGGAAGGCTGATGACGACTGGTACGCCGTCCAGGGTTATTCGAGTGCATATGGCAAGGGCCAAATCGCTGACCGTCGTCGCCAGGAAGCGGCGGCCCAGTTAGCCAAGTTGAATGATACGGAACGCTTTGTGGTTGAGTGCGAGTGCGGCGATATTAGTTGGGTTTGTTAGACGGCCTAGACGAGGGGGTGACATTGCCGGGCGAGTGTGGCATAATGTTACGCATGGACACAGAACACGCGCACGGGCGCAATAACCAAAGGGGATGATCATGAGGGCGATTAGCGAAAAGACTTTCACGGGATACGACGGGCGAGCCTATTCGATTGGCGATCGCGTAGAACTGCATCCGGGCTGCGACCTGTGGATGATGGGCGCGCGATATGGTGAGGTCATAGGTTCCTCCATTACCGCCACCGACACCGTGGCCAACATCCTCCACGCCATCCACGAGCAGGGCGCGGACCCCGCGCAGGTCCTGCGCTGCGCCGTGATGCACTTCGAGGCGGAGGCGGGCGAGGGTGCCGCCG